AGGACAGCCCTGCAACAAGGCAGGGTAAAAACCGGAAGGGAACATCCATAGTGTTCACGCCGCCACCAGCATCATCAATACGGCGCAAACGCCAATAAATAAATTGATAGGTCTGAGAATTATCGGGGGTAGGCCATACCGTGATAGCGGGTAGATTCTGTACGTACACCCCATCCCCCGCAGTGTGAGCCGCAGCAGTCGTGTTGTTCTGGCCCCGAACGCAGTTAGTTAGGGTATTCCCTGATATGTAGCCGTACCCAATGGTTTCTGAACCAATTAAGATAAACCCAGTAGAGGGTAATCCTACGGCAGAAGTTACCGCGACTGTCGTAGCGGTGGAGGTAATTGTTGCACTAATTGTGGTTTTTACCGCCGAAGTTTGACCATCCAAGCGTTGAATCCAAACCTGAATAGGACGGGCTTGTTGCAACTTATTTGGGATGGTGGCGTAGGTAGATACGCTGATACGCGTGATAGTTAGATCAGCTTGTGTAGAGGCGCTTCCCGCGCCCGTGCGTATTACATGCTCAAGCAAGTCCACAGTGTCGGTTGGTAGTGGGTAGGTGTTCTGCCCTGAAACCAAAGTAATAGTTCCTTGGTCAAACGTCCACATGTTGACGCCACGGTTGGCCCAATCAGCAAACAGTAGGTTGAGTGACCAGCGGGCCGTGCGCAAGTCATAGCCAGTGCGTAACTCGGAACCTGCACGTTCAAACGCTTCCTCTACGATTTCCGTAAGGTCAAGGTTAAAAGTAGCGGTTCCAGAAGTAGCCATTATCTAAACCCTGCTGTTTTCTTTGCTATGGTTTTGGGCTGCGCCACAAACTGTTTACCTGCTGCTTTGCCCGCACGTTTTGCTTTGGTGGTAGCTGCATACTCAGCCGATGACAAGGATTTTATAGCAGCTTCAGGCAAATATCGCTCACCTGTTTTTGACGATGGCTTTCCCGACTTGGTTCTCCATTTCTGGTCGCCCCAATTTTTAAGGGATTGCTGCGGTGCTTTCAATCTCTGTACCCGCCGCCTGCGGCCTTATATCGCTTAGCCATTACCTGTGCTTTTCTAGCTGACCATTGCCCTGCGCCAGTACCTACGATTGCCGCAGCTTTGACGCTGTTGAAAATACGTTTGCGTAACTCAGGCTTAGTGTAATTGCCAGCTTCATTTACCTTGGACTTTACCTTACCGCCTTCAGCATATTGCGTAAAGTCGGTGTCGTCCCGGCGAGCTTTTTTTGCCCCTTTGGGCATCTTAGAAGGGGATATGGCCCCCATGCCGCGACTGGCTCTCATTTAGCACCGCCTTTAGTTTTCTTGGCTAAAAATAGCTTATCAACCATTTCTATCCGTTGCGGCTTGGTCGTAACTTTATTGATAATACCTAACCGTTTAGGCTTACTCGCGGCATAAAACCCAGCCTTTTTTAAAGCCTGCGCTACTTGCTTTGGCGCGGTTGCCATATCAGCACATCTTTCCACGGGTCTTACCCCTTTGGGCTATACCATCGGCACGGCTAGATATTGCACCGCCAGAAGCGTACCGTTTAACCGAACCGCCGCGTTTCATAGCGCCACCAAACTCGTCCATGGTGTCGGCTCTAAGACGGCTTAACGGACCTTTAGGGCCCTTAGCAAATGCTGCTTGGGACGGAGTAAGTTTAGATACCGGGCGCGGGGCGTTCTTCAGAGCGGCGCTAACTTTTTCCATTATTTTTGGGTCCGCAGCGGAGGGACGCACGTTTACAGATTTAGCCGCTTTTGCGGCTTCCATAGTTGGCTCAACACGTTTCGCAGTTTCCATAGCTGGTTTAGTACCCGCACGACCTGCAGCAAACTCGCGCAGTCCTTTGACGCCCGCAGTGCCTCGGCGAAGGCCTTGCATAATTCCGCTTGCGCCTGTTGCATTAGCCGCTGCTTCAATGTTACGCATTAATTCAGAACCGCTGGCCGATTCCGCAGCTCTGCCTGTGGGAGCGTAGTTCTTACCCGCGTCACCCAGACTTGTTGGGATACCAAAGCGATCTCGGGGCTCGGTGTCTGCAGTGCTTTGCTGAGACGGCCCGCTAGGTTTGCGGCCCAAGACGCCGCTAGAGTCCTTACGACGTGTCAAGCCTTGTTGCTTGTTCAGGTAATCCCGCAAGCTCAGGCCAGACTTAGCTAACTCTTCTTTGGTAACAACCTTGGCTTTAGGGCCCGACTCAACAAAGCGCCCAGCAGCATCCATAGCCGCTTCGTCCTCAGCGGATACCTCGCTGCCTTCTTCGCCGTCGTAGCGTTTGACTTTGTGCTTAGACATTAGCACATCCCGCCTTTTTTAAGCATTGTGCCTTTGGTCTTGCCTTTTGTAGCAATACCATCAGCGCGAGAAGAAGCTGAGCCGCCTTGAGCGTAAGCCATGCCGCCACCCATCATCTTCTTAACGGCTCCGCCTTTTTTCATTGCACCCTTACCGTCGCCAATGAAAGCAGGTTTACCGTCTTTCATGGGCATGCCGCCAGCAGCCATTTTCTTTGTGCCTTTTTTCTTAGCCATAATTGCCATCATGCCTGCATTCATCTTAGCCATAGTATCACCACCTTTAGAAAATTTGCCTTTGTCGGCATCGTTAAAGTCTTTACCCACGGACTGTGGGACTCCTACTTTCTTGGCAAACGATGGGTTGTTAGCCACCGCAGCCATGAAATTGTGTTGCTTCTTACTGGTCGATGGCATCTGGTTTTACCCACCGCTGCACAGTAGCCGTTTCCCAGATACGAATGCTCAACCAAACAATGGTCAATATACCGCCAATAAGTGTTACCACGGGAGTCATCCATCCTAAAAAACCACCAAGGCCCATTACTACGGCAGCGCCGTCAGCCATTGTTTTCACATCGTTTGTATCGGTCATATCAGCACTTCCATCTAGCAAGAGCAGCCGCCTTACGGGTGGGCTTGCCTTTTTCGTCTTTCATCGGCCCCGGCATACCTGACATACGGGCGCAGAACGAGTCCTTGCGCTTGCCGCCTTGGGGCTGCGGAGCCTTGAGGTTACTACCTGTTGCTGCGTTGTACTTAGCACGGCCTTTTGCAGTCAACCCCGCCCCCTTGGAGACCGGTAGCTTCTCGCCACGGCCTACAGAGAGAACTGGGCCTTTTTTCTTAGCCATAGAACACCGTGATTTTTGCGGATGTTGGTAGCGTTACATGTACATCCGTGTAAAACAAAATCCCCTCTCCGGGAATCGTAAACGATAACGGATTCAGTGGTGTAGCGGAAATGTTAAATTGAAGCCGTACAGTTCCAGAAGAGCCACCGTCCCGAAGAATAATATCTCCCGCCGTACCGCCCCCTAAAAACTGATAGCCTTTAACACGTACACGACCAGACACCATAGTGCCAGTAGCCTCAACGTGTATTGCTTGAACGTCTGTCTGCATCATAATCAATCTCCTATAAAGCAGGGGCCGAAGCCCCGAGGTTGATTAAGCAGATGCTGGGAATTGCAAACCAGTAGAGTCAGCAACCACGTACATGATGGTGTACTGCACAGTACCGGCAGTTACTGCGGCAACGGTTGGGGTCATCGTAGCGATAATCTTAACGTCCGTAGCACCAATACCAATACCGTTAGGAGATGCCGTAGAAGCTGCGCCGCACCATGCGCCCAATTTAGCGGCTGCGTTGCTAATAGCTGCACGACCAGCCGAGGTTACATCTGTAGCGGCCCAGTACAAGGCGGCTGTAGTGCCATCACCAATGCTCACGTTTGCTGCGGTAGAACCTGTAAATGCAACAGTGGTGTCGATCAGGATGTCAACGATTTGAGCGCCAGCAGGCAACACGCAGATGGTGTCAGTAGTCGCAGAAGCGGCTTGGCCTGTGTAGTTCTTTTTGAACGTCTGAGAAACAACGGTTGCGCCGCAGTTTTCAATAGTGCCAACGGTAGTGCCAGTTGTGCTGCGGACAGTGCCAAGCAGCCAAGGGCCGAGGTGAGTAGCGAATCCCATGATAATTCCTTACATACAAGTTAAGTGCATCAATCGGTATGTCGTCTGCCGGGACAGTTTGATGCACCGGATCACCCGGAATGGCTGCAATATACACTAAAAAGAAAAGGGGCACAAGGCCCCTTTTCCATGTCCGATTAGGACGAACCGGGCGATCCAAAGATACCTAGTGGGTCAGACACGCCGAAGCTGTAACGCTCGCGGGCCTTGTAACGCACGTTGCCAGTATCAAAGTCACCGTCCATTGAGTTAGCCAACGGAGTACGCACAAAGTGCTTCAAACCGTTAGGTACGTCAGTCAACAAGAACCAAGCGTTTGTGTCGGTCAAGAAGTGGTTAACGCAGTAACCTTCAGGAATCGAACCGTTGTTCTTCAACGCGTTGATGTCGTTGTCGGTGGTACCAACGCGCAGTTCTGTTTCCAGCAGGCGGGTAGCGACGAACATCAGGCTAGGAGGAACAACCAACTTCTTGGGCTTGGAGGCAATCAGCAAACCGCGCTCGTCTGTCCAAGCGGCAATCTGAATAACTGCGTTTTCCAACGAAGTCTCATTCAAGTCAGCGCCAGTAGAAGGACGATTGCTGTTAGTACCGCCAGAGATCAGCGGGTGGGCTGTCGAACACAGAACAACACCGTCACCGTAGGTCGGGCCGCCAGTAAAGGCGTTGTTCAAGATGTAAGCGGCCTTGACCTGCTTGGTGTAAGCCATGCCACGAGCCAAAGCCTTGGTGTAGCGGCTGGAGAGGCTGTCGTACAAGTTATCTTCCACAGCTTCCTCAGTGATGGAAAAGCCCATCGCAATGGTTTCGTGGTTGTAACGTGCAGTCCAAGCTTCCTGCGCATTGTCATAAGCAATGGCAGAGCCCTCGTTCTTCACCGGAGCGGCGGAGAAGCCAGACAGCTTGGTTTCCTCTTCAAAACTACGTTCCGAAGTTTCGGTGTCGTAGATTTCCTTGTGCTCTTCGCCGTACTTGGCGTACTCCAGACCAAACAGTGCATTCAATCCGGGGAGCAGTTCTTTAAGTAGTTGTGCGCGTGAAATAGCCATGGTTTATGCTCCTTATACGCCAGTTGAGTTGTTGTACTGATGCATAGTCGCATTTATCTTGACGATAAACTCAACAAATGTATCAGAGCCTGTTGCTGTATCTCTAACCACATCAATGATGCGGATAGGCAGCGTATTGGTAGTATTTTGAGTGCCTTCATCAATAGCCACTGCTGAGTTACCAGTAGTAGACGAACCCGCGTTCTGAATCAAAGCAATATTATTACCAATAGCAGAAATGCCCATTCCAGCCACGGTTGTGGTTGCAGAACAAGAAACTACTTGGAACAACGTATCAGGATCATCAGCGACCACAGCAAAAATCTGCGTGCCAGACTTAATAGACTGACTAGCCGGATAGAACTGTTGTTGCTGGATTTGTCCAGTTGAGCCGTTGGTAAACTGCACACCTAAGAACACACCGCAAGGCGTGGCAGTTGTTGTGCCCGTGTCTTTTTCGATAGTGCCATCAGAAATACGTTTTACCAAGTCACCGTAGAAAATGCTTGTGGCGTAACCACTTGCAATTTCCATCAAGCGGGTCGCGCCCGCAAATACCTGTCCACCAATTAGGTTTACAGGTTTCAGCCCGTAGGGGGC